GGTATCTGAACTAAAACAAATTGCAGACGATTTCGGAGTAGAAATCGACGGACTAAAAAATAAAACAGACATTATTGCAGCACTCTCAGAAGAGGGAGTAACTTGGGCGGTATATCAAAAGACCCAAAAGGATATGGAAGAAACAGAGGATATGTCAGTACAAGCACCAGCAAAGAAACCAGAATTAACAGGAGACGCAGTCTTGGTTAAAATGGATAGAAAGAATTATAGCTATCAAACTATGGGATTTACTTTTACACAAGAACACCCATATGTAGCAATGGATGAGACAACAGCTCAAGAAATTTTTGACAAGGAGGAAGGTTTCAGATTAGCAACCCCTAAAGAGGTTCAGGAATTCTACCACTAATCTAAGCCTATTAAATGGCAGAGGTATATGTTAAAAGCAATTTTCCAGTAAAGACAACAATCTATTATGCTGGAGAAGTAAGAAATGCTGATGGAACAGTATTAGTAACAGTATACGATATTTCTGAAGATCCAGCACTTAGTCCTCCAATATCACCATCTACTGTTATTTATCAAGGAAATGCAACACAACTAGAAACTGATTATGGAACTTATCAGTTTGTCTTGCCATTGTCAATTACAGTAATGCCTAGAAAACTAAAACTAGTTTGGTCTTATCAGGTAAACTCTGAATCTGTTAGTTATATTTCCTATGTAGACATTGTTACACCTTATTGCGATATAAGTGATTTAGCACAAGATTTAAATTTAGGATTAGACCCATCTGACCCAAATTATAAAAGCTACCATGAATTAATTATGGCAGAAAAATATGCCAGAAAAGTAATTGAATCATATACTGGACAGAACTTCTATCTATATGATGATGTACAAATTGCTTATGGTGTGGATTCAGACATATTGCCACTACCATATAAACTGTCATCACTGCATGAATTATATGCAAATGATATATTGTTAGTTGATACAATCCATAATGTTAATCAGTGGAGTTTCGATCCTATTATATCTGAAACTGGATTCGGAATTCGTGTAGATAGATCAGCATCATTAGATAATACAGTTTATATTGCTAATGGAATGGTTCCTCCAACAATTAATGATTCGACTTTTGGAGCATTTAAAAAAGGTGTAAGATATAAAATTGCTGGAAGATTTGGATGGGAATCTGTGCCAGACAACGTTCAACAAGCATGTATACAGCTAATGGGCGACTACTTTGCAAAAGACAAAGTTTGGACAAATAAATATGTAAAGAGTATATCCACATTTGACTGGGATTTTGAGTACTCTTCAGATGTATACAAGGGAACTGGAAATGCTTATGCCGACCAATTATTGTATCCATATGTGCTCAATAATATGGTTGTCATATGATAGATTTAATAGATTCAGTTTTAAGTATGAGCCTAGATGTTTATAGGCAATCAGAAATTCAAGATCCAGATACTGGAGCTCTTAAAAAAGAGTGGAATTATCATAGAACAATAGATTGTCATGCTAAAGGAGTTATTAGTAATTCTGCAACTACTCGTTCTAGCGATAAACAGATATTTGATAATCGCTATAAAAATGATCAAGTTATTCAGGTAAGAACAAAAGAAAAACTTACCATGCGTGAAAAGGTTACAAATATTAGAGATGCTTCTAATAATGTTATTTGGACAGAAATAAATTTTCCTTCAGAAACCCCAACAGTTTTTGAAGTAATTGGAACAACTCCAATCACAGATCCATTTGGTAATGTTCTTGGATATAACTCATCTATGAAGAGATCGGAGAATCAGCAAATTGGACTCTAGTGTAATGTTAATGCAGGCATCTAGCGGTCTAGAAAGACTTATGGCTGGAAGCAAGCCTGGCGTCTTACAAGATTCTAATGTTGCTCAGATATCCGCATACTTATACTATAATGCTCAGGTTATATCTAAATTAACTACAAATAAAGAATTTCAGTCTAAATTTTCAAGAGTTATATTTGATCAGATAGATAAAGACTTTGGGGAATATATAGACGCAAAGGCACGTACTTCACCAAGATCTTTGCATCATGTGTATGAATGGAAAAAGGTTGGAAATAAAAGTGCAAGACTATTTGAGTTAAATTTAGTTCCACAAGATGGTCTATCATTTAAAATATCTTATTCTTTAAAACTTTCTAGGTCTAGCGTCCCATCTACAAATAAAAAATCTCGCAGACATGTATTTGCAAATAAGGCGGCAGTTATGGAAGCAGGAAATCCACTTAAGATATCGCCAAGATATGCAGAGAGACTAGTATTTGAATCTGATGGAATTACAGTATTTATGCCTAAAGGTAAATCTGTTACAGTAAAACGTCCAGGTGGATATGGGGTAAAAAATCAATTTATGTTAGCGCATTCAAGATTCTTTACAGGACAACTGGTAAATGCTTCTATAAAAAGATCTGGGTTTCAAAGAATATTTAATGCAGGAATGGCAAAGGCTTTGAGTCTTCCTACTGGTATTAGAAAAGTTCAATATAGGTTTAATCCTAATACTATTAGAAGTCAAGCAGATGCATCTCTTAAGGCAGCATTTGGAGGAGCACTATGACAGCAAATTATAAACTAGATGCTATGCTAGAACTTCGTAAGTTTTTATGGACGGAACTAAAGACTCGTAATATTTTTGACGAAGAGGATTATTGGTCAGATAATCTAAATGAGAATATTATCCCTATTGTTCCAGTCCAGCAGACCGCTGAAATGAATCAGTTTTTGAGCGGGAAGAAACATATAGTCTATGACAAGATAGGTATGTCTTATGAAGACAATTGGCTAATATGCTGTGAGCAAATCCTATTTACCGTATATTCAACAGACTTTTCAGAGATCAATGAGATTAGAAACTATATGACGGATCAATTTAGACGTATGGACGAATCGGCAAGAGATGTAAATAAATGGACTGGTCTTTCAGATAAGTTTAAATTCCATTCAATATTTGTTGCAGATATTTCTCCAACTACCCCATCAGAAGAATTACAGGGATTCTTCTCTACAGACGTAATCCTTGAAATCAAATATTCTCGCATCACAGATGCAGTAGGTCGTTTTGCCTAGGGTTTGCCTTTTGACCCTATATGGCCTAAAATTGGACATAGAGGAAAGAAGCCTAGCCAGCTTGATTTAAAAATTTAATATCCAGAATTCCAGGAGGTGGAAATAAAGATATGGCACAAAATGCAGGTAATGCTAAAAACATTCTCGTAGGTGCGTCACCACTATTCATTTCGAATTTAGACGTAACAGTAGGATCAGCATACAAAGAAAACGCAGAACCAGGTTCAGCAGATGCAGGAGCATTCGTATCAGGAACATCCTATACAGATACTCTCAATGCTATTACACCAGGTTCAACATTTGCATATCGTAACGTAGGATTTACAAATAATGGTCTTCAGATCACTTATAATCCAACATATGATTCAGTAACCGTAGACCAGCTACTTGATACAGCTAAGCTGTTCAAGTCTGCGATGGAGGTTATGATCGCAACTGAAATGTCCGAAGGTACACTAGAGAACGTTCTAGTCGTATTCGGTCAAGGTGATACAACAGGATCAACACTCTCAGCAACCAATACTCTAGTTGAAGAAACAGGTTTCTCAACAGGAACTGCTAACACAACAAAGACACTTGGTCTCGCTGCAGGTGCTCTTGGTCTTGCACCAACAGAGCGTCAGCTAATTGCTGTCGGACAAGCTCCAACAACAACTAACGGCACAAATAATAAGCAGACAGAGCGTATTTATTATGCTCGTCGTGTTCTTTCTGTACAACAGTCACAGTTCTCTTTGGCTCGTTCTACTCCAACTACATTTCCAGTGACCTTCCGTCTTCTCCCAACCGCTATGTCGGGTTATGAGGGCCAGGAGTACGGCAAGATCATTGACCGTGTATTAGCTTAATAACTAAATAAATGTCGGAAGCCCCTGATAAATTTCAGGGGCTTTCTGCTTGTATGTGTAAAATCATTATGTTATAATAATTTAGACTATCCAAGGAGGATAAATTGGCAACTACAGTATATAATGTAGAAGAAATTCAACTACAAAACGGGCAAACCGCTAAGCTAAAACCATTATCAATTAAAGAGCTTCGCAAGTTTATGATCGCTATTCAAAAGACCGCTGATGTAAAAACAGAAGATGAGACTCTTACAATTCTTATAGACGCATGCGCTATTGCCCTTGAAAAACAATTACCAGATTTGGTAAAAGATCGTGAAGCATTAGAAGATGCTTTGGACGTCCCAACAATGAATCGCATTCTTGAAGTTTGCGGTGGAATTAAACTTGACGACCCAAACCTTCTAGCGGCAGCGGTTCTGGCTGGTCAGAACTCGATTTAGCCGCATTAGAGGGGGAAGTTTTTCTTTTAGGTCATTGGAAAAATTACGAAGATCTAGAAGAAAATCTTTCAATGCCAGAACTTATAGCTACACTGCAAGCAATAAAAAAGCGTGAACATGATCAGAAAAAATTTCAAGCTTCGCTTAAAGGTGTAGATATAGGAGAATACGAAATAGAAGGAGGATCTAGTTTTGACGAGATTCGTTTGCGGGCAGCAGGAATAAATGCATCTGCAGACGATGTCGTATCTCTTCAAGGATCATTTGCAGCTGAAGCTGGATTTGGAATTGGAGCAGGACTTGGATACTCTAAGGAGTAATAACTAAATGGCTGACGAAACGATCAGTACCCGAATAGTCGCTAACGCCGACTTTTCAGCCCTTATCGCAGATGTGCATAAGGTCACTGCCAGCCTATCTAAATTACAAGAACAATTAGCCAACTCTAATAAGATGTTAGCTAATAACGTTGCGATGATGAATCGCAATTTTGCGGATACATTAAGAAGTACTGGTCAATATTCAACACACTTTGTAAGTTTAACATCAGATGTAGAAAAGTTTGGTAAGAATCTAGATGGCGGTAGATTAAAGCTTAAAGACTACTTTGGTACATTTCAACAACATGTTAAAACTTCTGGCGGATTAATCAGAGAACTTGCTAGACAGCAAGTTGCTATGCAAAATGCCATACTTCAGCCATTAGGTCGTAATGCTCAGGGATTACAGCAATTCAATGTTCATATCCCAAGAGGCCTTGATGAAATAAAAAGCAAAACATCAATAGCAAGACAAGAACTAGCTATTATGAATAAAGTTATTCAAGACGGTGCAGTACAGCTTATTAACTGGGGTAAAAATACTCAATGGGCAGGCCGTCAGCTAACAGTTGGTTTAACTTTACCACTAGCAGCATTTGGTAAAGCTTCAGCAGATGCATTTAGACAAGCAGACCAAGAACTTACTCGTTTAACTAAGGTATACGGAGATATTGCTGGAACTACATCAGCAGAATTAGGAAAAGTTCGTGAAGATGTTATTGCAACATCTAAAGAATTATCTCAAGCATACGGAACTAGTTTTAATGAAACTATTTCATTGGCTGCGGATATTGCAGCAACTGGTAAAAAGGGTCAAGAATTATTAGACTCAGTTAAAGAAACAAGTCGCTTAGCAGTACTTGGAGAAGTTGATCGCCAAGAAGCAATGAAGGCAACTCTTGCAATTCAAACTGCATTTCAACAAAATACTGATGAACTATCCGCATCGATTAACTTCTTAAACGCAGTTGAAAACCAAACATCCACATCGCTTGCAGATTTAGTTGAAGCAATTCCTAAAGCAGGTCCAGTAGTTAAACAATTGGGTGGAGACATTCAAGATCTTGCATTGTATATGACTGCTATGCGTGAAGGTGGAATTAATGCGTCAGAAGGGGCAAACGCATTAAAGTCAGGTCTTGCAGCATTAATTAATCCAACAAAACAAACAGTTGGAGTAATGGCAGATTTTGGTATTGATATTTTATCAATGGTTAAAAAGAATGCTGGAGATACAACGTCTTTATTATTCGATTTACAGGCAGCTTTAGATAATTTAGATCCACTACAAAAAGCACAAGCAATTGAGCAAATGTTTGGTAAATTCCAGTTCGCTAGAATTAGTGCTTTACTTAATAACTTAGGTAGACAAGGCAGCCAAACATTACAAGTTTTAGATTTAATGAAAGCAAGTGCTAGTGATTTAGAAAGAGTTGCTGGTCGAGAGTTGGCGGCAGTAACAGAATCAGCATCTGGTAGATATAAAAGAGCAGTAGAATCACTAAAAGCAGATTTAGCAGGGTTGGGAGATCAGTTCTTGTCAATTGCTACAACTTTAATTAATGTTGTAGACAAGGCATTAAAGTTTTTTGAAGGATTACCTAAGCCAATTAAATCTGCAATTACATTTTTAGGCGCATTGACAGCAATGGCTGGACCATTAATTATGATTACAGGTGTTCTTGCAAACTTCTTCGGCTACATTCTTAAAGGTGTAATGCATATGAAAGCATTCTTTAAGGGTGGAGAAGGATGGAAATATTTAACTCCAGAAATGTTAGCAGCAGAAAAAGCTGGTAAATTAGTAGAAGCAACATTTTATTCAGACGCAAAAGCAGCGTCAGTACTTCAACTAGCATTAAGAAATTTGATTGATGAGTTTAGCATATTAGAAGCAAAAGCTAAATCTGGATCTATGGCGGTTAATCCAGTAGTAACAACTATGGCTGGCAATGTTGTTATGGGTGCTGGCGGAAGAGAAGTAGTTGCAGGACATCCATTAGCTGGAGCTATGGGAACTCGTGCATCTACACACATGGTTCCACGTGCTGGTCTTACAAATGAACAAAGAATGCAGCAGACTATATTTGGTCTTGTTCCTGGATCTATTCCAGTAAATCGTAAAATTGGTGATGCTCCACAGATCTATATGAATGATCCATTGCCACCAGTTCCAGGACTTACACAAATTGGTGGAGTATCAACAGGTGTAGTAGCAGGAGAAGCAGCAAGATGGCACTCTATGATGGCCACACTTGCCATGCAATCAAAAGCAGAAATTGAACAATTAAAGAAGCAAATTGCCACAACTGGAATTGTAAGCAAAGACTTTATGATGCAGTTTGATGATATTCTTCCAATTGTTTCTAAGATTACAGATAATGCTGCTAGAGAGTCTTCATTAATTGTATCTGAATTACGTGCAGGTAAATTAACTGTTGAACAGGCTAAAGCACAAATAATTGCATTAAATCTTGAAGTTGAAAGAATGATTGGACAAGCAGTTGGTGCACACGCTGCAACAATGGGCAGAACAATTAATCCAACAATGGTTCCAACATTAAATCAACCAGTAGTTGATCCTACTGGTAAATCAAATATGCGTGAATTATTTAAAAAGAGTAAAACTCGTGATTTGATTGATAAGGTTGCCCGTAATCTTGGAGTTAGAACATCTGGTGCTGGATATAATATTGAAACAACACGTCCAAAGAGAATGAATATGGGCGGTCCAGTTTATATGTCTAGTGGAGCAATTGTTCCAGGTCCTAATGTAAATGCAGATGTTGTCCCAGCAATGCTCACTCCTGGAGAATTTGTTGTCAATAGAGAAGCAACTGCAGCTAACTTACCATTGCTTATGGCAATTAATAATGGTCCTGGAAATGGTGGTCCTGGATATGCTACTGGTGGAGAAATTCAAGCATGGAATGATTTAAGAGATATTAATAATAGAATGTTCTCTTCTCCAAACTGGGAGCAAGAAGTTCGAGCTAGATCTATTATGCATGATGCAGCTATATTAATGGATCGTGGATTATCTACTGATGATGCTATTAAATTTGCTACAAAAGATTATGACGATGCATGGTCAGCGTCTCTAAATAAAGATGGCTTTATAGATAAAGATAAGTGGCGTAAATCAAGACAGATAACAGCTATGCGTAGACAAAGACATTTACGCAGACTTCGTGCTGGTCAAATTAGAGCTGGAGTAACAAATCCAGTAAGAGAAATGACAAGAACTGGTGCTGGAGTTAAACCAACTAAAGAACTACTAATGGCAGTTCAAGGAAGAGCTGCAAGTTTTGGTGGAACAGAAGTAATAGATAGAATGTTTGGTTCATTATTTGGATCTGATTGGGAAAAGAATCCAAATTTTGCTGCAGGAATACACTCAGAACATACATCTCCTAGAGGTTCATGGGGATACAGAATGATGGGTAATTATGGACAAGCTATGCTTGGAGAAGAAAGCATCAATGTTAGAAGCAATAGAGTAAGAACAGTAAGTGGTGGATTACTTCCAGATGAAGTTATTATGACTAATCGTGGATTAAACTCATATGAAAGACAATCTTTACGTCGTGGAATTAATCCAAGAAATATGCCACAAGCAACAAGATTCCTAGGAATGCCAACTTGGTTAAGTAGAGCAGTTCGTGGTTTTGGTGATCGTAGAATGGCATTCCGCACAGCATTTGCTGCTAATAGAGGTGGAATGGTTCCAGGAGTTCAATACATGCAGCGTGGCGGAAAGCTAAGAGGCGCATTATCTGCTGGATTCAAAGAAGGTAAAGCAGCAGGTCCAAGCGAAATTGGAACTAGCGCTGCTTCACAAATGATGGGTATGGGTCTACTATTTGGTGGTCAAGCAGTAGGCGGTAGTGTTGGTCAAGGAATGCAGGTTGCAGGCATGCTTGCGTCATTCCTTCCTATGCTTACTCCATTAGGCAAAATGATTAAAACTATGGGCTCATTAACTGCCGTTGTAACTAAATTTGGTTCAATTGCTGGCCGTGTATTCATGGCGGTTAGAACAGGTATTACGGCAATGCTCGGTCCAGTAGGTCTTGCAATTGCAGGTATAACTGCATTAGCAGCATTCATAATTAAAATGAAAAAAGATGCTGCAGAAAATAAACGTGATCAAGAATCAATGTTTGGCGTCAGCAAAAAGAGTGCAGAAGAATTAGGAATTAAATATCAGAATCTTTCAGATAGAATGAAAGAGGTACGTGAAGAGCATAAATTAGCGGCAGATAAAGCAAAAGCGTATTTTGAATCATATACATCATCTGGAGTTACTGGTCTTACCTTAACAATTCAACAATTAAGAGAATTAAAAGAACGAGTTAAAACAGACATGCCAGAGACTATGGCTATATTAAATAATATTGATTCTTCTAAAGTAAATGAGTGGGCTTCAAATCTTAAAGCACAAATGGTTGCAAGTGGTAAAAGCGTAGAAGAAGCAACTAATTTAATATACGCATTAATTGAATCTTCTAATAAAGCTGGCATGGGAGTAAGAGCAATATCTGATAAAGCCTTTACTGGAATTTCAGATAAGGGATCAGCAGCAAATTATATTATTAAAAATCTTTCTGATAATATAGACAACTTATCTAACATAGACCCATCAGCTTTTGCATCAAATGTAGATACAGCCATATCTTCTCTAGATGCCGCAGTACAAGGATTAATTGGTACAAAAGATGCTACTGGAGACACTATTGATGAAGCAGAAGCATTAGCTATACAATATAAAAATATGGCTGATGCTAAAGTAAAAGATAAAAAACTTGGAGAAGAAACTCTTAAAACATTAAAGAGTCAAAGACCAGAACTTGCTGGAATCCTTAATCAGGCAGATACAATTGGCGGAATGTATGCTAAATGGAGACTTTATGTTCAAGGAGTAAGTTTAGATCTTTCTAAATTAAGTTCACAGCAAGCTGAAACACTTTCAACATTTATGGCAAATCTAGATAAAGCTGGAGATGCTGCTCTTACTGTTGGAGGTGGTGTTGATGGATTACAAGAGGCTGCTGGTTTACTAAAAGAATTAAACAAGCAATATAAAGCAGCAAATGCTGCAGCTACAGCAGATATTGACACAAAGGGATTAAGCAAAGAAAAAATTGCTGCAATTCAAAAAGAAATTAAATTAATTCGTGAAAGAGCAGAGGCTAAAAAGAAAGCACTCAGAGATGCATTTGATGCAGAAAATACAGAACTTGAAATGCAAAAGCTACAACTTGAGTACCAACAAGCACTTGCTCGTGGCGATAAAGATGCAGCAACGCAAGCACAAATTTCTATTCAACAACTTAGCAAGCAATATCAGCTTCAAAAAGCCATGGATAAGATTGATGAAAATGCTAAAAAAGAAGAAGCAAAACAACAAGGTATTTTAGATGCTGATTCTGCATATAAAAGTAAACTTCAAGATGCAGCAAATAACTCAGCTAATTTAGCTAAAAAACTTGAAGGACAAATTAAAAATATAACAGAAATAGGAAAAGCTCTTACAGATGCAGCAACTTTAAAAACAATGGCTGAAGCGCCTGGAGCTACTCAATCAGACAGAGATGCCTATACAATAGCATTTAGTAATGTGTTAAAAGATATAGCTGTTTCAGCATCAAAAGATAAAAAAGTATTTGATGCATACAAGCAGTACTTGTCAAGAACAGATACTGGCAAAAAAGATTCAAAAGGAAATACTATTTATGAATATAAGAAAGATAGTAAAGGAAATTATGTTCCTGGAGATATAACTAAATATGATTATCAACTAGGATATGGATTAACAACTATGACTGGTGATGCTGCTTCTGAATTATCTAAACTTCAAACATCCATGAATAATTTTGCTCTTACTTTAATGGGAGGAAAAAATGGTAAATCATTAAAAGATATTTATAATATACTAAAAGATGGTGCAAATTATGATCCTATTAATGTAACTAAAGATTATGGTAATATTAATTTTAATGCATGGGATCCAAGAACTTGGGCAAATACAGATAATATAGCAAAGCTTATAAAAGGTGAGGGTCTTTCAAAAGGTGATACTTTTACATATAAAGGTAAAACATATACTGTAAAAAATACTAGTGGTGTCCCAGAGTTACAAGAACAAAAGGTTGGTAAGGCTTTAGGTGGAACTGTTGCAAAGGGTCAGTCATATTTAACAAACGATAGAGTTAATGCACTTGGAGTTCAGCAAGAAGGATTTATTCCATTTAAACCAACTATGTCTGGTATAGTTTATCCAAATATCGAAACTATGCCACGATATAATATTCCAACAAATACTATTTCTGGAGTTCCTGGCGGAGCAAATAATTCATACAATAACAATGTATACAATATTGACATTGACCTTAATGGCACAAATGTTACTGCAGATGATATAATGAGAAGGTTCAAGGCGGAACTAGCATTAATTGGTGCAAAAGAAGGTAGAGTCAGAACTGTAGGAGGTTCATACTAATGGCTATGTATTTACCTAGAGGTTCTGTATTGTGGATAGAGGCTAAAGACCTTCTTGCTACCCCCGCAGGTACTACCAAGATTTGGAACAAAGTTACTGAGCATAATAGAAGCCCAGTAGAATTAGGCGTTGAAAGAATTGAAAAGACAGTAAGAACTTCTAATGGAACTCTTAGAAAGAACCATGTTGCTGATAAAAGGCAATTCTCTATGTCGTGGGATATGTTGCCTTCTTATAGAGATTTAACAGTCGACGGCGGTTGGGGGGCGGAAGACTTAAGACAATTTTACTTCAGCGATGATGGAAAGAAAACATTTAATATTAGAATTAATTTAGCTAAGACTGGCTCAGATCAGTCATCATCAGGATATGAATCATATACCGTATCCTTATCTAGTTTTAATTGCACACTTGTTAAAAGAGGATTGCAACCACACTGGAATGTTTCTATATCGATGGATGAAGTATAATGATAGATCTTCCTGCAGTTAAAACAGTATTAGAGCAAGACACAACCCTTCTTGTAAAAACTGGTTGTGTTGTAGAATACAATATGAACACCCTTGTAGATAATATTACAA